CACTACGTTTTGAACCTCCGTCTTTAATTCTTTGCAAAATAAATAAAGCGTCTTCAATGCTTTCCGGATTTTCTATGTCGTAACTAGTTCCATAACCTTCTAAATCGACTAATCTACGTTTCCACCATGATTTTAATTGGTGGAGCGTTCGCCATTCTCGAACAGTCTTACCGCATGTCGTGTGGTAATTAATCCTAAGCTTTTCTTGTCGATATGGTGCGATTTGGCGACCGTTAAATATCCCGCCCGGATGATTCTTGACATAAATATCGTATGTCGTTTCTTTCACCTCATATTCGGCATCGTAATCCGCGTTCTTTTTGGCATACTTACCCAAAATATCGACCTCGTCCTCAGCGATTGCGTCGTGAAGTTTACCTTCTTTTGCTGGCCATTCGTATTCGCAATGTGGGCATACCCGTTGAGTGATCGAAACTTCGCATTGACAATTCGGGCATGACCTTGTTAGCGGCCCGCCCTTGCCTTCCCTCTGTGGTTTAATTTGAATCTGATCAATTGGTCCATGGCGTCGAATGTTGCCGCCAAAATCGAGCACAAGAAAATCAGCCTTGTTCGGATGCAATCGGAAACCACGGCCAACCATTTGGTAATAAAGGCCAGGGGATTGAGTCGGACGCAACAACACCACACAATCAATCATCGTCGCGTCGAATCCAGTCGTCAGCACGCCGACATTGACCAGATACTTAATTTTTCCCGCCTTGAAGGCCTCTAGAATCGATGATCTCTCCGCCGATGGCGTAGTGCCATCAACAGTTGCGATCGTCGCTTTAAGGTCCATTGCTCTAAGAGTTTCTGCCACACATTTCATATGCGCCAGCGTGATGGCAAACAGCAAAACATGATTGCGATCTTGAGTTTTGGATAAGATCTCAAGGCATGCCAGCATTACCAGATTGTTTTCCATCATGCGTTCGGCTAGTTCCGCTTCCGCAAAATCTCCCCTAATTGTTTTAATGCCGCGTAGATCTGGAGTGTTCACCGAATGCTTGCTAATCGGCTTGCACAAATACTCCTGATGAATCAGATCAGATACGCCAATCTCATAACTGACCTTGTTCAAAATGTGATCACTGGCGCATATTATCCCGCCCTTGAGCCGATATGGTGTTGCCGTGAATCCGACAACCCGTAGCGATGGATTGGATTGGCGCATAGCCTCGATGATCATATTGTACTGACCATCTTGACCGTGCGGGATCAGGTGCGCTTCGTCAACAAATATGTAGTCAATTACCTTGAACTGGTCGATCCTACGCGCGATCGATTGCACGTTGCCAACAATAATTTGATTGTTGAGATCACGACGTTTTAGCCCCGCCGAATATATGCCGATCGGAAGGTCTGGCATAGTCGATACAAGTCGATTGTATGTTTGCTCGACCAGTTCCCGAACATGCGCCATAATCAGCACACGCGCGCCATTGGCTATGAGTTCTGCGCACAACATCGCCATGACCGGAGTTTTACCGCCGCCGGTAGGGATGACCACGCAAGGGTTAACATCCTCTCCATGGTCAATAAAGAATTGATGCACGCTATCGCATGCTGCACGCTGATACGGTCTAAGTTCCATGTCATCCTCTTATCATCATTTCGGAATAATCAAACAGATGTTCCCGCAACATCTGGTATGCCCGACGTAGCTTCACCTCGACGTTCTGACGGCTCATGCCGTGATCCGCGCCAATCTCTTTTGGTTGATAACCATCGAGCGTGGCATTGACAATAAATCGCCAATCCTTTGGTAATTTGTTAACAGCGCGCCGAACATCGGATACCACGCCATTGATGCTGTTTTCATCTTCATCAATCTTGTGGTTTTCATTCAGCTTACTCGTTACTGTGACAATGTATTTAAGCTTGCGCATTCTGATATGATGGAATTTTAAGCGCCGAACTATGTGGTATGCCCACGTCGAATATGCCGCAATTTCTGAATCATATTTATGAATGCGTTTGATAATATTGAGCAAAACAATTTGCACCCAATCTTCTGGCGATTCGTGTTTTGGGCGATAGATTAACGCGGCCTTGCAGGTTATTCGTATCTGATCGTCGGTCATGTCATGTCATCCAATTAGATCTTGCCATCACGAATATTTTGTAAATCAAAACCTTTGGCTTCTCGTGTGAAGAGAACATACTTGCCACTGCCGTCTTCGCTGAGTGTTTGATATGTGACATGTAGTTGCTCACAGTTCATGCAACCCCAAGCTCGCTCAATAACGCCTATGATTGGGAAAATACCACGAGGGCAAGCACTATTGCATTTTATGCAACTTGGACCCCAAGCCCACCGCTCTTCTGCCGTAATATGTCGCACTGTTTCATTAACATCACTCATTTCATACTCCTTCTTTCAAAGCGATTAAAAACACGTCTGATCACATAGCTACGTAATAATGAGATCAGCGTAAAAACCAATCCGATCATCAGGTTTTTGTCCAGCGAAACATCAACTCCCATTATAGGGAAAACGATTAACTGCGTGAGAACCGCGCACCAATACCCGATCAGAATATTGGTGGCGGACTCGATAAGACTATTCTTCCGAGATTGCATGAGCGAACAAATCCTCATTCTCAACCGCGCGGCTGACCTGTTCCAAGTTCTTCACCGCTTGCGCAAAATATGAGCTCTTGAGCTCCATACCGATACCACGTCGGCCGTTGGATACCGCGCCAAATATCTCGCTACCAACGCCTAAAAACGGACTCAGAACAGTCTCACCGGGATTGCTCCACAGTGTTACCGCGCGCTCGATAACATCTAATTGGAGCGGATGTACATGCCGCTCATCCTCTGGCTCCCGACTCTCACGATACGGCAACACGCGGCCAATACGAATATCGTCCCACACGCTCGAGGCATATTGACGCCAGATCCAATGTGAATATCGATTCTCCGTTTGTTTGCCCTTGTGGTTCTTATACCGCTGGAGATCGGCAGGAATGGTACGTTCACCGGCGTATGATTGCAGTCCGGTAGGATGATCTACTGGCACCACATTCTCGCCGGTTTTGCGAAACATCAACAAATAGTCGGCGCTGGCAACATCACATAACGTCGAATCCTCGACGATCTGTTTATGCGCCAGCCCCTTCGCCATGGTGCGATTGCGCACGCCCAATGGTTCTTTCCATATGGCTCGACGCCCGCAAAATATAAATCCATGAACCTCATGGGCGCGTATCACGTCGCCGGGAAAATCAATTAGTCCAGTACCGACATTGGCCCCGCAACCCATTTTTGCGGTATCGCCATTACCCTTGCCAGGCACGTCCATAACGTGTACCGCCGATATCCTTCCCGGCTTAGTCAGCCGCGCAACTTCGGCAATCACATAACCGTAGTGGACAAAAAAGTCTTGATAGTTGCGACAATTACTCAAGTCTCTTTCGTTGCTGGAATAATTGTACAACCCGCAAAACGGCGGAGAATATACCGAAAGATCGACGCAATTATCCGGTAGCGTTTTCATCACCTCGACGCAATCTCCGTTATAGAGCGCGTATTCCTGCGTGATTACCTGATCCTTTACAGCCATGTCGGAACCTCTTCTTTCGTGGTATAGTCGTTTCTTTTCCTGATCTTCAACTCGTCACTCATCATCGAGACCAGGTTCGCAAACATGGTTTCCGCCGCTTCAGTTTTGCGCTGAAGACTGGCTAACACGTTTTCTTGACCGTCTGTTGTGATCATATCGACCACTACTGGCTTCTGTTGGCCGAATCGCCAGCAACGCCGAATGCCTTGATAAAACTGTTCATAACTATGCGATGGAAAAAATGTTTGATGCGCGCAATGCTGGAAATTAAGGCCAAAGCCGCCGATCGTTGGTTTTGTAATCAATACCCGAATACTCTTTTTGATGAATCCCGCAAACGCTTCTTCTTTATGTGATTCGTCATCCGAACCAGATACCTCAACTGAACCGGGAATCAATTTGGTTAAGCGTTTGCCTTCCTCATTGAGATTGCACCAAACAAGGGATGGCTGATTGTGCGCGTTGACCAATTGAGCAACAGTCTGGCAACGCTCATCAATGGTGCGTCTAAGATCGCTACGCTGTTCGGCTAGGCCAACCGCTGGCAGGTCAAATAAATAACCATCACGCGGACGGTTAGCCTTGACCGTGTGCTGGTTGATTTTAAGCTCTGGCAGGTCATAACCACGGTCATCGAATCCTAGGTCGGATGGCTTGCGCATCGCCCTGGCCCACGAACATACCCAACGCCAGAAGTCATGTTCGGCGTGCGGCCTTAGCCGAAAAAATCCTGCCATATGTTCTTGTCGAGCGGTTGACGTAGATTCCGTTTTCTTGAAAAACTTATTCATCATATCCTGAGCGCCCATTTCGCCGATAGCTTCGCTCGACGTGCCTAGTTCAATATAATCGTTCGGCGCGGCGGTAGCGGTACACAATAACCGGTATGGCCTTTTGCGCATAAAATCGGTAACGGCTTTTCTTGTTTCGCCGTCGAAATTCTTCAGAACGCTGGACTCATCGCAAACAACGCCTTGAAAATCTTCCGGCGAGAAATGATGGAGCCGTTCATAATTGGCTACAACAATTCGATCTCCAGCAACCAATCCCGTGCGACGCTGCACGACATCAATACCAAATTTAGATCCTTCACTGACCGTCTGAAATGCCACGGCCAACGGCGTGAGAATTAACACGCGGCCATTAGTTTTGCGGGCGACATTCTCCGCCCACGTCAATTGCATAGCGGTCTTGCCTAGGCCACAATCGGCGAATATAGCCGCGCGGCCCTTGCGGATAGCCCATTCGACAAGTGCTTTTTGAAACGGAAATAATTTGTCTGGCATCCATACCGGATCAAAACCGTGCAGTGATCCGACTTGAGTTTTGCGCTCAAGAAATTGATCATAGTTCATATCAAGTCCTTTCGTTCTCATCTCATCTCATCAAAACATTGCAAGCTCGAGGAATCGAACCTCGATGACTCATATTAGTTTTGAGTCTCCACCAGTACCCGCACAACAAAACTCCGTTGGCCATGGATGACAGTTCAGGGTTCACCTAAAATATTGAATTGAAACGATCAATCCAATGCCATGGCCAACGGAAGATCGGATGGTTATTTAGACCACTTGCCCTTGATTGGTGCAGTTGGTGCAGTTGGCGCTTTTGGTTCCCGTGGCGGAAAATCAACCAGTTCGGGCTTTTGAACAGCAACTTGAACCGCTGGATAAAATCCCTTGACGACATTGGTTTCGCCGCCGGTATCGGCGCGTTTCTCGATGCGGATATCGATGTTAAGCGGGATATCCTGCAACTCACTAGAATCCGATGGCGTCAACACGCCTACCGCGCGACAGATTGCCGACAATTCAGCCTTGGCGATCGATACCGCAATTGGGTTAGGGTTGTCCAAATTAAGCCGACTCCAGACCTTTCGATCGGCGTGCGGCCCTTGAATAATCGTGAATTCCAATTGTAGGTATTCACCATTGCCAGACTTCGTCGGTTTCGTTTCCGTTTTGCTGATCACAACGTCGTATTTCCCGGTAGGGATTACGTCGCTGGTTCCCTTGGCTGGCTCGATATCGCGTGCGTTGAAACCTGAAAGATTCATAACTTATCCTTTCGTGATTGCGTTACAAAAATCATTCCACGATAGCGGCAAATCTGCCGTTATCCCATACCTATTTTTGGCTAGGCACGCTGGCCCCCCGACAGTTCGGAGAATGCGAGCCCCGCCATCCGCACCAATTGAGCGAGCGATCGCCCTGGTGCGCCCAAAACCGGCCCCGTTATCGACTTCAACGCGCATACGTCGAGTCGCAAACAGTACCGCATCGGTCCACTCGCACACAAGTCCAGCAGCGTGTTTGTGGAGCCGTGGAGCGTACCTATCGTACGGTGTTGACTCCGGATCTTCAAACCGCTCGACCTTCGCATGCGCTAGCAAAATTACGACC